GTGGCACGCCAGCGTTCTTGCCGAAGTGGACCTGCACGCTGCCCGCGTCTGCGATTGAAATCGTTGGGAGCGGCAGAGTGTCCGGCGTCGCGGTCGGTGCAATTGCGGTTGCTTGCGCCGTGCGCGGCGGCTTTGCTTCGAGAGCGGCGCGGATGGCGCGAAGCTCGGTGAGGAGTTCGGTGTGTTGTTCGTTGGTCATGGAGTGTTGGATTCTTTTTTCATCGCGAGGTCGATGGCGTCGCGGATCGGAAAGCAAAGGCTGTAGTCAAGGTCGAGAGCGTCGGCAACTCGCGGCGTACCCATTTGCAGAGCTAGGTAATCCAACCGCGCCCGTTCGCGGGCGGCTTCGTTGGCGTTGTGCTCTCGTTGCTGTGACATCTCGGCGGCAACGGTTTTCCACCGCTCCACCTCGGCGCGGAGGCTGTCGCGTTCAAGTGCAGCCGCGCACGTCATCTGGTGCGCTTTTAGGCTGTCGGCTCGAAAGAAGATCAGTTCGTCCGTGGCCTTTTGAGCAACTGCCATGTAGTGGGCGGCTTCCGCATTCGAAGCGGCGAGTTCGCTTTCGAGCCGCGCACACTCGTCGCGCATTTTGTTAGCAGCGTTACCGCTCCAAAATTGATTCAACTCGTCCTGAAAGGTTTTTGACCACGCGGCGTCGGTGCGTGGGGTAGGTTGGTCGGGTGGGTTCATTTCGTGCTCCTGTGTTGTTTCAAAAGTTTCATCTCTTCCGTGTTCACCAGCCGCGCCAAGTATCCAAGGTCTTGCGCGATCTTGTAGGCGTAGCCCACTGAGATGCCTAACTCAAATGCAACCCCCTTAATCGACTCGTCTGCGGCGATTGCTGCAACGATGCGCGTCTTGTATTCGGGTTTACTGCGTCGGCTCATTTGATAAACGCCTTAACCTTGGCGGCGTAGCTCTTCGTCGCCGGCTTGAGATGGCCTTTGGGTCCGCCGTTGTGGACGCGAGCCAGCGTTTCAACATCGCCAGCCTTCCACGCCGCCGGAGCGTGACGCTTGAGGTAAGCGGTCGCGACTTTCTTTGAGTAGTCCAGATCCGCCACGCGGCTGTAGTCGCCCGCAACGCGGCTGTCCGCGTGGTAGACGCGATGAATCTGGAGCGGTCCGAGCGCCTTGCCGCCGTCGCCGATGATCGGCCCGGTGCGGCCTGAGGTCTCGACGATGTGCAGAGCGCGGAAGAACGTGTCTGGTGGCGCTGCGTGCGCGGTGGCGCAGAGCGCGAGGAGGAGGGCGAGGCGTTTCATTTTTTGACCTCCGGCATACTGGATGCGTTTGCGCCGACTAAGATTAGGTGCAGTTCCCGCATTGCAAGCCGGTCGAAAGTGTCCGCCCAGACTATAAACTGCGGATATTGTGGCCGGCACTTAAACGTGAATCCCTGCAAGATCAGCACGGTAGCGAAACGGACGCGCTCGTCGTCGGTGCCGAATGGGAGCTGTATGTAAAACTGGTCTTTCATTTGATGAGTTTGGCCGCGTTGCGCTTCGCCGCTGCAATCTGCTTCGCCGTGCAGCCCGCGCCGATTGATTCGGCGAGAGCGATAGCTCGGTCGGCGCGTGCTTGATCGGGCGCGGTAATCGCGAGGATCAGGGCTTGGGTGAGTGCGGATTGGGATGTCATGTTTGATTGCGCGCCGAGTGCGTTAATTCGCTTCAGCTGGCATGAGAAAAACCATACACATCCGCCCCGCGATGTGAAGAAAAATGTGCGATAAATCGCACATACAAACCGAGACGGCTAACGATCAACGAGTTACGTGCGTTTCTTTTTCCGATACCAGACGTTGTGGAACGGGCGACCGTTGTTATTTTGCGTCCCTTGAAATTTTTCTAGCAAGTCCTCTTTTAATCCTTTATGCAGGATTTTAAAGGCTTGACTACGGGACATTTTTAATTTTTGCGCGAACTCTAACGAAGTCAGCCAGCCCTCGCCCGGTGGTCGGATTTCCTTTCGAACCAAGAGTGCCCGCAGCTCGTGCGCCCAGTCGTCAGCCGCCGTAGGTTTTGATTTCGCTCGCTGCATAAAATTGGCCGTTGATTTTTCTTGTCTGGAAAAGCTGATAGGTGCCGTCAGGAAATAGAAGACCGTAGGCCCAGCCCTGCGCCCATCTTAATTTGCCCGTCTTTTTATTGATGTAGTCCATGTCGCGCTTGCAAAGGCATCCGATGCTTCGCGCCTCGGCCGGTTCGCGTGCCGAGACCGGCGCAGACTCAATCGTGTGAACATGTCCGAAAATGCAGTTGCGGTAAATGTTCGCGTGCATCCGGCACGCTCCGACGCCCGCGTGGTAGCCGTGAATTACAGAGAGCTTCCCGAGATCGAGCACGCCGAGGTCGGAGTCGTAAGGCAGCATTTTCGCGCCGGACTTTTTCACGATGGATTCGAGCCGTTTGATTCCGTCCCGCGCATAATCGCGCATCATACCGGTTGCGTTGTTTTGAAAGTCGTAAATGCGCTCGTCGTGGTTGCCGCGCAGAAAGTGCTTCGATTTCCCGCCGTCAAAAAAGCGCCGCAAGAAATCGGAGCCGGCTTCCCAGTCCTCGGCAAGTGACGCGGCCTTTTCCTCGTCGCTCGCGCCTTTGCGCAGATTGCGAAAATCAAAGTTGTCGCCCGCGTGAATCCTGATCTCCGGTTTCCAGTCCGCGATAAATGACCAGAGCGCGTCAACGCTCGCAGCGTCCGCCATGTCGCCGTGATTGTCGCTGACGACGATGAAGCGTTGCGCGTTTTTGGTCATTGGACGAAATCGCTACGCGTCCACGGCGTCGGCAAATACATGTGACCCGAAATCGCAAGAGACCGGCTCGGCCTTAGCCGCTGCGTAGAGCTGTGCAATCGCCGCGTGCTCGCTCAGCACGGCGTTGCCGAGGTAAAGGTCGAACTTCGCGCCGTCGAGGCGGAGCTTGGCGATGAACGGAGTGAGCGCTTGCTTGCCTGCGTGCGCGGCCTGCGCATCGAGGTAGAGCGCGAACAACGCGACGGCCTCACGCGTCGAACGATCCCAGCGGTAGGTAATGAGCCGCGTGTAATTTCCTGACACTCCGCTCGCGAGGGTGATGGTTTTTTGAAAGGCCATAAAGTTATGTGAAGTCGGTAAACTCGACGCTGAACCGGTAGGGACCTGCGCCAATGTTTGAGCCGTCGATTGTTGAGACGCGAATGACTGCTGTGACGCTGCTGTTGCCCGCTGCGTCGAAATCGTAGGCGGCCGAGATGTTGCCGTCTGATGAACACTGCGCGATTCCGATGTCGGGCTTTGCGCTGAATCCGCGATTAGTCAGCGATGTCTCAAAAGTTTCCGACGCCGCACCTCCGGCCAAGGTAGCAACGACCGACTCGGAGAAAATCACGTTAATCTGCCGAGTGCTCGCGCCGCCACCGGTCTTGATGCCGGTCGTGCTCACGTCGTCCGTGTTGAATTGCGAGACCGTTCCGAGCGGTCGCTTGATCAGCGACGAGTCGGCCTGCACGCTGCCGAGGGAAGTCCAATTTGAGGCGATGCCGCTGCGAGAGATGACGCGAGCAAATCCGAATCCGGCAGTCATTCCCGTTACGTCGTAAAAAGCCACTCGCACGCTTCCATTCGCCGGCATCGCTTGATCGAATAGACTGTTGTCCCCGTCTGCATACCAAGCCGCACCGTCGTTTGGATTGTTGGTCACGGCCACCTTTGCTTGCACGCGCGCGATGTCGGTGCTAGCTGCGGCGGTGATCGACATGCCGATTGCAAACATCGGAATCCTGCCTTGAGAAACGGGTGGTGCAAATTGTCCGCTTATAAAAGATGCGGTCGGTGCCGTTGGCAGAATCGTGTTGCCCGGCGCGGTCTGACTGAGCACCGAAGACACCGGCGACAACGCACCCGAGAACGAAACGCCTCTTGCCGCAAATTCGTAAGGCTCGCCGGTGGAAAGATCGTCAATTGAAACCGCATACGAAACGGAGGATGCGATTTGATTTCCAATGATAAAATCACTTGATCCCGTGCGACGGTAAAGGACATCGAGAGCGACCGCGCCGGATGGCAACGGCGGCGCCGTAAGTGAAACGCGGGCGAAGCTCGTGCCGTCCGTTGAGACGTAAACCGTCGTGCTGATCAGCGTCGGAGCGTTCGGCGTGGCCGGCGCAGTCGGGTCAATCGGCCCGGCTGTGATGACGGACGGCGTGGCTTGAACGTAGCTCGTAAAGCCGCTGACGTTCTCAACCGTGTCGTAGGCGGTCAGCCAATAGTAATACGTCGTTCCGATGTTTACGTCTGTGTCCACGAACCGCGAGGCTCGAACCTCGGCGATCTTGTCCGTGTTTGCATTGGCCGGCGTGACTGCCGAGGTGTTCCGATAAATGCCATACTCAGAAAAGTCCGCCTCGGTGTTGTCGTTCCAGTCGAGAGAGACGGCCTTGCCGGTGCCGATGGCTGCGCTGAGTCCGGTTGGAATCGCCGGCGCGGTCGTGTCTTTTGCGACGGTGATTGAGCCGCTGAGATAGCTTGTCGAAATCCCAAAG